CTAATGCATCTGACGGCAATCTAGCCACCACTTTTTCAAACAATGTAGCAAATCAAACTCTTACTTTTGATATGGAAGACCCAAGTGATTACGCAGTTCTTGCAAATGCAGCTGCAATAACAGGTATAAAAGTCAGTGTTACATTTGCATCTGGAGGCAAAGGCATAGCCTCACTAACTGTAAAATTAACTAATGGAGCTGCAGAGCCAGAGGATTTACAATCAGATAATTTCTCAAACTCTTCAGCCACCCAAGCAAACTCAGTAGGTACTGAATATGATGCTTCATCAAATACGGATGCAGAACTTAATGCTATGCAAATTGTTCTTATAGGAACGAATAATGCAGTTAATGTAGTTTCTCATGTAGGGGCAGTAATATCTTATACAGCTGCAGTTGTTGCAGGTGCTGGCGAAGTAACAATGAGTTTAGGTGCATTAAAAATGTCAACGGGAGAAATAACCATATAATTGTCCTATTCTATAGAGGCGGTATATTTATATAATATTATGAAACAACTAACAAAATATCTAACAGAACAAATCCTATTGGAAGATTCCAACATTAAAACAATTGTTGCAATTTATCCTGGACGTTTTCAACCTATGGGCGCGCACCATGCAAAAACTTTTAAATGGCTTCAGTCAAAATTTAAAAATGCATATGTTGGAACTAGTGGTAAAGTTGATTTACCAAAATCACCATTTAGTTTTGGTGAAAAGAAAAAAATTATTAATTCTCATGGAATAAAAAAAGTAGTCCAAATTAAAAATCCTTATAAAGCTGAGGAAATTTTAAAAAAATACGACCCAAAAACTACAGCAGCTGTTTATATGGTAGGATCTAAAGACGCTGGTAGGCTTAAGGGAAAATTCTTTCAAGACTGGAAAGGCAAAGCTGAAATTGGATATAAGGACGGAGCATATTTAATACACGCTCCACATGTAAGTATGAATGTACCTGGATATGGTGAAATGAGTGGTACTGCAATTAGAAAGGCATTAGGTGATTCTGAACTAGATAAAAAAGAAAAGTTAAAAATATTCAAAGGAATATTCGGACATACTAAGAACTATAAGCTGGTTGTAAGCAAGCTAGAAAGACTTAATGAATCTATATTAGAATTCTGTACAAAAATAAACTTTTTTGACCTAATAGCAGAAGCAAGTGCAACTGGAACAGATGGAGGAGATGTAGATGACGGTCCACCAACATACTTTATTACAAAGGCAGGATTTGAAAAATCAGGCAAAAAGTTTGCAGAAATGGTTGGATATGAAGTGATTGACTATCTAGTTGGTGATGACTTAAACATAGACCAACTAAAATCAGATCCTGCAGCTGGTAATTATGACCAAGGTGTAACTTATTTTCCAGCTGGAGTTGCAGGAGCTAATACTACTACGAATCCTCAAAATTACAAAGAAACAAAAGCCTATTTAAAATGGAAAAATAGAATAAAGCAAGTAGCCCAAACAGCTGGAATGAAATTCATTAACTTTATGGGAGCTGAAGAATCAAAAGATACCAAAAATTTACAGGGAAATAAAATGGATGAGCCTATGAAATACGACAAAACTCCTTCAAACATCACAGAAAACCTAGGAAAATGGCTAACAGACCAAATATTATTAGCTGAAGGCGGTGCATATGGCCACATGTCTCATCCATTTGATGATAAAGGTTTAACATTTGGTGACTTTAAAAAAATTATAGATTTATCTTTACAAGGAAATCTAGACCTAGAAAAAGCAGCAACTGAAAAAACGGATGGCCAAAACTTATTTATTAGTTGGAACGGAAAAATGCTAGCTGCCAGAAATACAGGAGATCTTAAACGAGGAGGAATGGATTATAAAGCTGTGGCATCAAAGTTTAAAGGCAGAGGTAATATAGAAAAAGCATTTACTTTTGCTATGAAAGACTTAGGAAAAGCTATTGGAAGTCTTAATATTAAGCAACAAGAAAAAATATTTGATAATGGTAATAATTGGGTAAATATGGAAATTATGTTTCCAGCATCTGCAAATGTAATTACTTATGACGCGCCATATTTACAATTTCATAATGTATTACAATATAAGGATGGAAAAGCAATTGGCTCTGTTCAAGATGGTGCAAGAATTCTAGCAGGTATGATTGCTCAAACTAACCAAACAGTACAAAAAAACTTTTCTATTATTGGACCTAAAGTATTAAAAATAAATCCCCACCAAGACTACTCAGCTAAAAAACCATATTTTACAGGTAAGTTAAATAAACTTATGAAAAAATTTAATATGAAAGATTCGTCGACATTTGCAGAATATCATCAAGCATGGTGGGAAAATTTTGTTGATACAAAAATGAAAGGCGTAGATAACACAATTAAAATGGGATTAGTTAAACGTTGGGCATTTTTTGACAAATCTTTTAGATTAGACAAGAAAACAATATCCGACGAAAATATGCTTAAAACAGCAAAAGAATTTGACAAACTAAAACATGCAGAACAGGTAAAAAAGAATATGCTTCCATTTGAATCTTTATTCTTTGAATTAGGAGCTGAAGTTCTTAAGAATGTAGAAGGATTCTTAGCTGCAAATCCAGATAAAGCAATTCAAAATGTTAGAAAACAAGTTGCAAAAGCTATTGGTGATGTTAGAAAAGGCGGTGATCTAAAAAAATTAAATAGAATGACTCAACAATTACAAAAAATTGCATCTATCGGAGGTTTTAAAACCATAATTCCAAGTGAAGGATTAGTTTTTATATACAAAGGAAACACATACAAGTTAACAGGAGCATTTGCACCAGTAAACCAAATTACTGGTATGATGACATTCTAAAGAGAAAAGGTTATGAAAAAAGGAATAAGTGAATCAAAAGTACAGAGGATGAGAAATATTGTCAATAAAGACTATACAAAATCTGTAAATACACAAGTAGGATATAAGTCAGCTGAAAAAAAGGTTGAAGGAGATGTTTGGGAAGATAATGGAAAAACTTGGACCATTAAAAATGGAATAACACAGAGTATTTCAAAAATGCAATCTATTCGAGATATTGTAAAAATGCCATTAACTTGTCCTAGTTGTGGAAATATAATGAAAGGCCAGTTTGATAAATACCATTGGAAAATAGATAAAACCTGTTTAGGCTGTTATGCTAGTTCCCAAACAAAGGCTAGAGTAAGTGGTGGCCATGAAGCAAAAATGAAAGAATTATTTAAAAAATATAAAACTGCACAGATTGATGATTTGGTAGAAGAGTTTAATGATTGGCTAGAAACAAATTACACATTCGTTACGGAAGCAGGAAATATTGAAGATTGGTCAGGTGGATTAAATAAGTCTGAACTTAGGTCGAAATTTAAAAAAGAGCTATTGGATTGGAAAAAACATCTAAATGAGATGTGATTAAAGCCTGTATCTTTATATTTATATGATATAGGTCTAATAATAGGAAAAGTGATATGGCAAGATTAACAAATGAACATCTTCATGGTGACATCAAACTGCTAAGACAAGACATTGAGTATATGCGTGAAAGTCAAGTAAAAATGCAAGACGATATTTCTATGATTAAAAAGACTCTACTTGGTCCTGACACAGGAGCAATTGCAAGAGTAAATAAAAACACAGAATTTAGAAAATCCACAGGTAGAGTATTATGGTCTGTTTGGATAGCTTTATTAGGTATAATCGGAAAAATGATATTTTGGGATTAACATGGAAAAAAATAGATTAAAAGAAATAATAAGTGAAGAAGTTAGAAACATGTTAGAAGTTTCTATGTCACGTAAATTTATGAAAGCTGTTGAAGCATTACAAAAAATACAATTGGCCCAGCAGCAATTAAGAAAAGCTTTCGTCGCTGAAAAAGATGTAAAAAAGAAAGAAAAACTTAAACAAGATATTATTAAAATGCATAAGGTAGTTCAGAAGGCTGAATCTGACTTCAACTCGGCTATCAAGAGTGAACCTATTGGTGATATGGATGAAGGACTATGGGCAAATATTCATGCAAAAAGAAAACGTGGTGAAAGACCTGCAAAAAAAGGTGAAAAAGGATATCCTAAAACTTTAGATATAGATGAACAAAAAGACATACAGTTTGAAGAAGTTCAACTAACTGAAAGCGCAACTGATACATTAGCAGATGATATAGGCGGTAAAGTGTATAACGCATTTGGTGGTGGTTCTGCAGAGGCACAAAAAACAAATAAAACGTTTGATGATGGAGTTCCAGTATTGAAATATATTGCAAGAGCCCCTAAAAAACGTGTAAAACTTCCTAAAAAATTTAGGGTAGTTGTAGATGAAAGATACGGGTGGTATTATTACTTTGATAAAGGAAACTGGTACGGTATAGACAAAAAGAAATACAGTACACCACCATTCGAATACTAAATAAAGGAGAAACGTTATGAGCATATTAACAAACTTATTTTCAGGTGGAGCAGCTGATTTGGTAAAGGGTGTAGGTGGAGTTATAGATAACTTACATACGTCAAAAGAAGAAAAATTAGCAGCAGAACAAAAAATAAAAGAAATTGTTGCAAACTACGAAATTGAGATGGAAAAGCAAATATCTGATAGATGGAAAGCAGATATGAATTCAGATTCATGGCTAAGCAAAAATGTTAGACCAATGGTACTTATATTTTTAGTAGTATGTACTGTGCTAATGATATTTATTGACGCCGGAACAATAAACTTCACAGTTCAAGACAAATGGACAGATCTATTGCAATTAGTTTTAATGACAACTATCGGTGCATATTTTGGTGGTAGAAGCCTAGAAAAAAGAAAGAAATAAGTACCAACTAGGTTTTTGTAAAGATAAATATATATTTATATATATGAGACAAAAACAATCTCTTAAGCAAATAATCCGAAAGGAATATCTTAAATGTGCTGAAGATCCGATACACTTTATGAAAAAGTATTGTCAGATTCAGCATCCTACTCGGGGTAGAATTCCATTCCATCTTTATCCATTTCAAGAAAAAAGTTTAGAAAGCCTAGCAGACTTTGATTATAACATAATATTAAAATCTAGGCAATTAGGTATATCAACGCTTTCTGCAGGATATTCACTATGGCTTATGTTATTTCAAGAAGATAAAAATGTACTTGTAATTGCAACTAAGCAAGAAGTAGCTAAAAACCTTGTAACAAAGGTTAGAGAAATGCACAATTATTTACCAAGCTGGTTAAAAGGAAATACAACAGAAGATAATAAGTTAAGTTTGCGATTCTCAAATGGATCACAAGTAAAAGCAGTTTCAAGTTCTGGAGATGCTGGTAGATCTGAAGCACTATCACTATTAATAATAGATGAAGCAGCCTTTATTGACAAAATCGATGAAATTTGGGCTTCAGCACAGCAAACATTAGCAACTGGTGGTAAGGCAATAATATTATCAACTCCAAATGGAACTGGTAACTTTTTTCATAAGACATGGGTAGCTGCTGAAGAAAGTAGAAATAAGTTCAATACAATTAGACTACATTGGAAAATGCATCCTGAACGAGAGCAAGACTGGAGAGATGAACAAGAACAATTACTAGGAGCAAAAATGGCAGCTCAAGAATGTGATTGTGATTTTGTTTCATCTGGTAATACTGTAATTGATGGTCAAACTGTACAATGGTATAAAGAAACATATATGCAACCACCTGTTGAAAAACGAGGACAAGGTGGAGAATATTGGGTATGGGAATATCCAGATTATTCTAAAGATTATATGGTAGTAGCCGATGTAGCAAGAGGAGATGGAAGTGATTATTCATCTTTTCATGTAATAGACATTGACAACTTAACCCAAGTAGCAGAATTTAAAGGACAACTAACACCTAAGGATTTTGGAAATATGTTAGTAACAGTTGCAACAGAATATAATGAAGCTCTACTTGTTATTGAAAACGCAAGTGTAGGATTTGGTTCAATTCAAAGTGCAATAGATAGAGAATATAAAAACTTATATTATACATATAAACAGGATGGTATAACAGATGCAACCACCCAAATACAAAAAGGTTACGATTTAAAGGATAAAAGTCAAATGACTCCAGGTTTTACAACATCTAGTAAAACCAGACCACTTTTAATTTCAAAACTTGATATTTATTTTAGAGAGAAAACGTTTATTGTTAGATCTACCAGGCTTTTAGACGAGCTCGCAGTCTTTATTTGGAAAGGACATAGAGCAGAAGCCCAGAGAGGATATAACGATGACTTAGTAATGTCATTGGCAATAGGTTTATGGGTAAGAGATACTGCCTTAAAGCTTA